TCACATTGCGCTTATTATTTGCGTTGCTTTTTCATCTTCTTCTTTGTAAGTTTCTTCAAGTAAATGTGAATAAACTTCTGTGGTTACTGATATATTTTTGTGTCCTAGTCTTTTCGAAATGTAATATATAGAAATACCTTTAGCTAATAAATAGGAACAGTGAGTATGACGTAAAGCATGTGAAGTGATTTCTTTGATACCTAAATTGTTACAATATATTTTTAAACGTTTGTTAACTGCATTGTTTGTTAGTTCACCAAATATAGTTCCGTCAATTGTTCTAGGTAATTGATCAATAGACTTAATAATATGATTCATATCCTTTTGACTAATGGACACATAACGAGGTGACGAATCCGTTTTATGCTCATCAATATATATTTCACTTTTAACTTGGTTAATATATTCACGTTTTAGATTCAAAGCACCACTTATGCGACAACCAGTACAAATCATGATGAATAATACAAGTGATGACGCATTGTCTTTAGTCATCAAATGCTGTTTTAACAATTCATAGTCTTTTAGGTTGATATACTTACTATCTTCACTTTTATTTGGGTTATTAGCTTTATAACTCACTTTAAAAGTTGGGTTCTTAGATATAAGTCCCTCATATACTGCATCATCTAATGACGTTCTAAGATAGCCGTTTAGTTTTCTAATAGTTTCTTTAGAATGATGTTTTGAAAACTCATTGATGAAATCTTGATAGTGGTATCTTGAAATGTCTTTTAATTTCTTCTTACCAATAGGGTGGTTATTGATGTGTTCTATAGCAGAAGTATAAGACTTGTATGTCTTAGGCGTCACTGTTGACTTTTTAAACGTTTCGCACCAGGTTTTAAAATAGTCATATAGTGTTAAATTAGGTTCGTACTCAATACCTTGCTTTAACTCACTTAACTTATCTAACCCTGCAGAATTTGCCTCACGTTTTGTTCTGAAACCTTTCTTACGATATCGTTTACCTTCATATTTAAATTCATATTGCCATTTTTTACCGTCATAACATCGTGTTTGCATGTTATCCCTCCTCAAAAAAGGTAAAAAAATAATAAGGGTAGGCGGGCTACCCCAATATTTATTTGCTGTACTTTTGTTCGTAATAATTTATAGCATCCAGTACTTGTTGTGCGTCATCACCTTGATAAGTACCTTTTAAAATTTCATTTCTTGTTTGCATTTCTCCTGAAGACAATCCACCACCAGTATTTTTTCTCCATTCTTGGTTAGGCATGTTCATATATGGATTATTAGGGTCATAACCATCTCCTTGAGAACTTTGTTGTGAACCTTGTTGAGCGCGTTGTTTTTCTTCTGGTGTCCAATCGTCATCAGTTGAAACCGGGTGACTGGCATTGTATTCGTCACTGTGTTTTGTGCTATCATACTCATTGTTTTGTTGCGTTTGTTGTTCCTGAGTTGCCGCTTGTTGTGTCTGCTGTTGTTCTTGTGTGTTAGTTTGCTGTTCTTGTGACTGTTCTTGGCTATTTTGATTCTCTTCATTAGAAGATTTTTCTTTATCTTCTTTCTTTTTATCTTTATCCTTTGACTTGTCTTTATCTTTATTAGGATCATTCGATTTTGTTTCTGATTTCTTATCAGAATCATCTTCATTTGATGAGTCGCTGTTACCACATGCACCTAAGACTAATAAACTTGCGAAAACTAAAAACAAAAACTTTTTCATTTTATATCTCCTTTAATTTTGTTATGTACTATCTAATAGAGCATTATTCAATATTGTTAGTATATTGGTCTGCAAAATTACTCGGGTCTTTATATATTTTGTACTTATAATCTTCTGCTTTTTGAATAGATTTTTTAGACCATTTGCTTGAAACCACACGAGAGCCGTCCACTTTTACGCCAACATTTGCGCTATTTAAATCTACTTTAGATTTTTGTAAACCTACTAAGGTGTCGCCTAAAATATGCTTAACTTCTTTACTTGTCATGTTTTCACTAACATTGGATGAAGTGCTAATTAAGATATTGGCATGACCTTCTGAATAGCCGATAATTTCAATTTCACCCGTGTTTAATTCTTTTTTAACGCTTGCTTTTATTTTTTCTTCATTGCTAGTCTTGGGTTTAGCATTATTATTTTTCTCATTTTTAGTGCTTACTTCTTTTGGTGTATCAAAATTAATAGTGTTATTACTCTCTGGTGGATCTACTAAAAAGCTAATAACTGATATTATAGCTATGACGATAGTCACAATTATTCTAGCCATAAGACTCCACTTCTTAAAATACCACATTAAGAATAAACCTAAGGGGAAGAAAAATATAAGACTTAAAATAACAAACCAATTGCTTTTATACCATTTCATTTTAGCTACCCTCCTTTATTCTATATTTTCATATTTAAAAACTCTTAGTGGTTCAAATTGAATTGCGTAATCTCCACATTGAGCTGTTAAACCATATTTCTTTTTATAGTGTTGTATTGCATTTAATATGAATTCTTCAGTCACTTCTAAATACTCAGCAAGTTCAAATAAATTATGAACGCCAAATTTAAAAGCTTCCACGATATCATTTAGCGTGACTAGCATTTCACTTGCAAGCCGTCGTGCTTTGAGTTCATATTTACGGTTCATGGTTTTACTAGTATCTAGTATGTTGCCGTAAGATATTTTATGATGCGCTATTTCTTCAGCTAGTGTTTCTAGTTTTGTACTTGTATCTCTGTCTTTATTAATGTATATTTCCCCATTAACATACATCCCGGATTGAAAGCAGGGTAGCATACTTGTTTCTTTTATATGTAAATTTGGATATTTTGCTACTAATTCTTCATATCTCCCCATCAAAACACCCTTTTTAATTTCTTTTACTTTTAATGAATTTAATAAAATCTTGAACTTCTTTCATTTCTTCTTCTGTTAAATCTTCTTTATCAAAATGTGCTGCAACTGTGTCTTGTTGTAAAGCTTTATCTTCTGTGATATCAGAGGGCATAACGCCAAAGTAATCTGCTAGTAGTTCGATTTTGTCTCTTCGGGGATATTTAACCGCATTGATCCAACTACTTACAGTCGATTCTTTTAAATTCAAATCTTTTGCCATATCAGTTTGTGTTTTACCTTTACGTTCTAAAAGATTTTTTAAATTTTGTGAAAGAATTTCTTTAGCCATTTTGTTGCCTCTCTTCTTATTTAAGTGTTGTCTAAAGTATATTAAAAAGTTTACAAAAAGTAAAGTATATTTCTGAAAAAGTTTACTTAATGTGTTGACACTTTACTTTTAGTGTAGTAAATTAGGTACATACCTTACAGGAGGTGGAGACATGACTGACACAATAGAGACTTTTTCGCTCAAGGGCGCTCGTAACGAATTTGATTATACGCAAGAGCAAATAGCTGATAAACTAGGGGTTTCTAGGGCGCAATATATTGCGTGGGAAAAAGGGGATGTAACGCCTAAAAGCATGGTTGTTTACGCTTTAGCTTACATTTATGGTATTAACGCTGACTTGTTAAGAGTTAGCAAAAAATTTTAAATCACACTTCACTTTTAGTGAAGTTAAGGAGGTGTAATAAATGCAACAAACATTAAGTGTTTCAATTCCAATACCCGACACACATGTATTAATTGAGAAAACGGAATATGAAGATTTACAAAATCTAACATTAAATCCGATATGGGACATGAAAGATTTAAAGCAAAAACTCAAGATGTCATCTGATGACACGGTTAAAGATAAGTTGCTTTACAATCCTAAATTCATGAAAGAGCTCAAAGAAAAAGGGATTGTTCATTATCCTAATGAAGATTTTAACCGTTGGCGATTTAATGCTAGGAAGATGAACGCATTTATAGATGAACATTTCGAAGCTATTTTAAGGAGGTGATAAAGATGTCTAAAAATGACAAAACGTTTATATTAACAGGCTTTATGTTTATTGCAGTGTTTTTCTTACTGCTAATTGCATTGAATGTATTTATCACTAGTGCAGCTGCATATGCGCTATTAACATCAATGCTAACATATTTGTTTTTTGACACTTGTTACTACGTAAAAAAAGACTAACGCGTTTGGCAGAACGCATTAGTCAAATTAAAGGGTTTCAAATTCATATATACCCTAATATTACAATTTTTAGGAGGTATGCGCAATGGGCGTATTAGAAGAATTACTAAAAGAAATAAAACTACTAAATAAAAACTTAAGTGCAATTCGAGTAGAAATGTCAACTGTAGATACAAGTACAGTGCAAAACGTAGTTAAAGAAGCACCATCAGAAAAACCACAAACTGAAGAACCTAAAAAGGAAGAAACACCTAAAGAAGAACCTGAACAAGAAAATGACGCATCATTCTCAAAAGATTACGTTCTAAATCTCGGAAAAGAATTCCTGAAATCAGGCGACCAATCAGATAAAGCTGCATTTAAAGAAAAGCTATCAGAATTAGGCGCTAACAAGCTATCAACTGTTGCCGAAAAAGATTTCCCTGAGATAGTTGATTTCATGAAAGCGAGATTAAGCGCATGAAGTTAGACCACACAAATCGTGCTCATGCCAAATTGAGTGCAAGTGGTGCTAAACAATGGCTTAACTGCCCACCTAGTATTAAAGCAAGTGAAGGTATAGGTGATAAGACTTCAGTCTTTGCAGAAGAAGGAACCTTTGCACATGAATTAAGTGAGTTGTATTTCAAACATCAATATGAAGATTTAACAGACTTTGAGTTTAATAAAGCTTTCAACAACTATCAACACAATCAATATTATTCAGAAGAATTACGAGAATATGTTGAAGAATATGTTGATCAAGTTGAAGAAAAATACAACGAAGCTTTAGCAAGAGATAGTGATGTCATTACCATGTTCGAAACAAGATTGGATTTAGGTCGATACGTTCCTGAATCGTTCGGCACAGGTGACGTCATCATCTATTCAGGCGGTGTGCTAGAAATCATTGACTTGAAATATGGTAAAGGTGTTGAAGTATCAGCAATCGATAACCCACAACTTAGACTTTACGGCTTAGGTGCTTATGAACTTTTAAGCATGCTATATGACATCCACACAGTAAAAATGACGATTATTCAACCTAGACTCGACAACTTTTCAACTGAAGAACTTCAAATCAATACACTCGTTGATTGGGGCTTAGAGTATGTAAGGCCTAGAGCAGAACTTGCTTTTAATGGTGAGGGTGAATTTAAAGCAGGTGAGCATTGTAGGTTCTGTAAGATTAAACATTCATGTAGAGAACGTGCTCGATACATGCAAGATGTACCAAATAAACCGGCTCACTTATTAAGTGATGATGAAATAGCCGAGCTGCTTTATAAGCTACCTGATATTAAGAAATGGGCAGATGAAGTTGAAAGCTATGCGCTTGAACAGATGTCTGAGCACGATAAATCATATGACGGTTGGAAACTCGTTGAAGGCCGTTCACAACGTAAGATGACAGATGAAAAAGCAATTAAAGATTTATTAATTAAAGAGGGCTATAAGCCTGAAAACGTTACAGAAACAAAGTTACTTAGCCTAACGAAATTAGAAAAATTAGTCGGTAAAAAATCATTTAACACTTTAGCCAGTGACTACATTGTTAAGCCACAAGGTAAGCTCACACTTGCCAAAGCGTCTGATAGACGACCAGCAATTAAGCAAAGTGCCGAAGATGATTTTGACCAAATATAAAACAAAAGGAGAATTTTAATTATGAAAGCAAAACAAAATGGAACAAAAGTGATTACAGGTAAAGTGAGAGCATCATACGCACATATCTTTGAACCTCATAGTATGCAAGAAGGGCAAGACGCTAAATACTCAGTAAGTTTAATCATTCCAAAGTCAGAAACAAGCACAATCAATGCAATTGAAAAAGCAGTTGATGAAGCAATTGAAAATGGTAAAGCGTCTAAGTTTGGCGGTAAGGTACCCGGAAACTTAAAAACCCCTTTAAGAGATGGAGACATTGAACGTGAAGATGATCTTAACTATCAAGATGCATACTTTTTAAACGCATCAAGCAAAAGCGCACCTGGTATTGTTGACCAAAATAAAATCCGACTTACAGACGCTAGTACGGTTGTAAGTGGAGATTACATTAGAGCATCACTAAACTTATATCCATTTAATACCAATGGTAATAAAGGAATTGCAGTAGGGCTTAATAACATTCAATTGGTTGAAAAAGGAGAACCTTTAGGCGGTGCAAGTGCTGCAGAAGATGACTTCGACGAATTAGACACAGATGAAGACGATTTAATTTAGCACACTAGCGGGGTTTTCCCCGCTTTAATTTTAAAACTTAAGAGGTGAACGCACATGGAGTACATGAACATTGATATCGAGTCCTATAGTAGTAACGACATCTCAAAGTGTGGTGCCTATAAATATACAGAAGCGGAAGACTTTGAAATTTTAATCATTGCTTACTCAATTGATGGTGGACCTGTTAGTGCTATTGATATGACGAAAGTTGATAACGAACCCTATCATGCAGACTTTGAAACATTCAAAATTGCTTTGTTTGACTCTAACGTAAAAAAATATGCCTTTAACGCAAATTTCGAAAGAACGTGTTTAGCAAAACATTTTAATGAACCTATGCCACCTGAAGAATGGATATGCACTATGGTTAACGCAACACGCATTGGTTTACCTGCATCACTTGATAAGGTTGGATCCGTTCTCCATTTACAGGAACAAAAAGATAAAACAGGCAAGAATTTAATTCGATATTTCTCAATTCCATGTAAACCAACAAAAGTGAATGGCGGTCGTACTCGTAACTTACCTGAACATGATCCTGAAAAGTGGCAACAATTTATTGATTACTGTATTCGAGATGTTGAAGTAGAAATGAATATTGCTAAAAAGATAAGTGATTTTGAAGTAACTGAGACAGAACAAAAATACTGGTCTTTAGATCAACGTATTAATGATAGAGGCATTAAGTTATCAAAGACTTTAATGGAAGGTGCTAATGAGCTAGATAAGTTAAGTAAAGATGAATTACTTAAACAAGCAACGCAGATAACTGGATTAGACAATCCAAACAGTCCAAGTCAATTACTTGAATGGCTCAATAATGAACAAGGCTTAGACATTCCAAACTTACAAAAGAAAACCGTTCAAGAGTATCTAAAGAAAGCCACAGGCAAAGCAAAACAAATGCTAGAGATTAGGCTACAAATGGCTAAAACAAGCGTTAAAAAATACAACAAAATGCATGACATGATGTGTCGTGATGAAAGAGTACGTGGCTTATTCCAGTTCTACGGTGCAGGCACTGGCAGATGGGCAGGCCGGGGCGTACAACTGCAAAACTTAACCAAGCACTACATCTCTGATACAGAACTTGATATAGCTAGAGAACTTATCAAAGAACAAAAGTTTGATGACTTAGAACTGCTATTAGATGTACACCCACAAGACTTATTAAGTCAGTTAGTTAGAACAACGTTTACCGCAGAAAACGGTCATGAGTTAGCAGTTAGTGACTTCTCAGCCATCGAGGCTCGAGTTATTGCTTGGTATGCCAAAGAACAATGGCGCTTAGATGTGTTTAACACACACGGCAAGATTTATGAAGCGTCTGCATCTCAAATGTTTGGCGTCCCTGTTGAATCAATTAAAAAAGGCGACCCGCTCAGACAAAAAGGTAAAGTGTCAGAACTTGCATTAGGTTATCAAGGTGGGCCTGGTGCTTTAAAAGCTATGGGCGCACTGGATATGGGCATTGATGAGAGTGAGTTACAAGGCTTGGTTGATAGTTGGCGTAAAGCTAACCCTAACATTGTTAACTTTTGGAAAGCGTGCCAAGATGCTGCAATTAAAACGGTAGAAACCCGCCAACGCCATAAGACGCACGGCTTAACGTTCTATATGAATAAAGGCTTTTTAATGATAGAGCTACCAAGTGGCAGAGCATTAGCTTATCCGAAAGCGCGACTAGGTGAGAACGATTGGGGCGCACCAGTTGTTAACTTCATGGGATTAGACCTAAATCGCAAATGGACAAAGTTATCAACATACGGTGGGAAACTTGTGGAGAACATTGTACAAGCAACGGCAAGAGATTTATTAGCTATCTCAATGTATCGAATAGAACATGCAGGCTTTCAAATCGTAGGTCATGTACATGATGAGATTATCGTTGAAGTACCAGTAGGATCTAATGGACTTGAAAAAATAGAAAAATTAATGAGCAAACCAGTGGAATGGGCTAAAGGTTTAAACCTTAATAGTGATGGATTTACAAGCCCGTTCTATATGAAAGATTAGGAGTGATTGATATGGCAACAACAGCAGTTGAATTAATTACTGATTTAGTTGAAGCGATGGAAGATTATGGCAATTTCGATATTAAAACTGAAGACGGGCAAGATGTCGAGTTAAAACATATTTTTAAATACCAACCTGGAGCTACTGCCGTTATAGAAGTTAAAAAAGAAATGCCGAAAGTGAATTTAAACGGTAAACGTTACAGATTGTGTGATGTGTACAAATATTTTGATGTATCAGATAGTACGGTTCGTAAGAGATATGACGAAGGATTACGCGGTCCAGAATTAATACATGGTAAGGGAGTATATGAATATGGTGCAGACGTACGAAAGAAATGAAAAGCAATTAACAGCTAAGCAGTTATACGAGATACAGCAAGCAGAAATTAGACACGAAAGAGCGTTGAAACGTAAACGTAGAGAAGAACGTATTGCTAGGGCTAAACGTGCAGAACGTGAGGTTGCTAAGCATAGAGTGAACAGTAAGTGGTTTAGATACTTATCGGAGAATGACATATTTCCAAAGGTAAGGGGGTAGCGGAATGGAAAATGTAAGAATAATTGATTTGAAAGTAGATAATATTGTTCAGTTCCAAGCAACATTTAAAGGTGTTACTGCTATGCAAACGGCCATAGTCAATCGTGTGTATGCAAAAGAAAAAGGTTTGAAAACAATTTGGTATGCAGAGGTAGAGAATGCAGGTGGTTATAAATTCACACTTACAGATAACGATGACTTTGTGAGAGTTGATGAGCCATTCACACGTAAAGTGGACATGAAGGAAGGACAAGACATGGTGAATAAGCCAAAACATTACACATACGGCGACATCGAAGTCATAGATTTTATTGAACAAGTAACGAAAGATTACAAACCAGAATTAGCGTTTAGTATCGGTAATGCAATCAAATATATCAGTCGTGCCAATCATAAAAATGGTAAAGAAGATTTAGACAAGGCACGTTGGTACTTAAATCGTGCATTTGAAAAGTGGGTGGACTAACAATGATCTATTTAGGTGGCGACATGCTAAGTATAGGGCAACAGATGCGTCGTGAGTGGGAGAAACAAGAATTACAGCGATTAGGCTTTAAAGTCTACGCACCACACGACGATAAGGATATCAATGATAAAGAAAACGCTAAGCAAGATAAACTAGCAGAACGCATTGTGTTTAATGACACATTAGGCATGGAAACAAGCGATGTAATGATATTCGACTACTTACCTCATGCACAAGGGACAATTTGCGAAATGGGGTACGCACAGCACCTTAAAAGAGCAAGTGAGAAGGATATTAAGGTTTACGTCCAATGTACTGACATTAGACAAGGAACGGGACATATTTCAGATGAACAAGATCGTGCAGAGTTCAGTATCAATCAATATGTGTATGGCGTAATCATGGATGTCACTGATGGCAGAGGTATTCAAACGTTTGATGAGATATGCAGGGAGTTAATCTCATGATACTTAGCGATACAATCAACCAACGCTATCGCTATGCTACACAAGGCAAGACACCTACACAGATACAACAGGAGTTACGCAAGCTAGGTGTCAATGGCTTTGTGGTTAAGGTAGCAGGAAGTAGAGTGACGATGTTGGTAAATGAGAACGATATTAAAAGGAACAGGGAGTGTGTAAGGAATGGCAAAGATTAAACATAAGGTAGAGATGACATTACCAGAATTAATTGAGTGGGCGTGGGAGAATGAAGTTAGTGATAAGGCTTTTTATAGCAATCTTGATGGTGGTTCTGTGTATTTCGATAAAATTCAAAATTTGTCGATAGAGCATGAAATTGCTATAAATGAAACTTTCACAGTCGAAATTGAAAAAGAAATCGACGAGGATACAGTTTTGCCTATGTTCATTGAAATTTTTACAGGTGTCGATGACGAAATTTTTATAGATTATCACGAGAATGAAAACATCAAGGAAGTACTCGAAATTAACTCTAGTCGCGCAAAAACTAAAACATTTAATTTAATTAATAACGACGGCACAATGACTTTAATTTGGAAGGACGGTGCTATGGTGGAATGACAGTAACATTATCACAAAAAAGTTATGACGCATTGCTTGATGACCTTGAGAAATTGCGTGAGCGTAATGCAGAGTTAGAGAGAAAATTAGATAAAGAAGTTAAATTAAGTTATGAAATAGAAGGTAATTTATATGATGTATCAAAAGAACGCGACAAGATAATCAATGATATGGCAGAAGTGAAAAGGAAGGCAGAGGTGTTTGATGAGATTTTAAACGTTGACTATATAGTAGCTCCTGATGATTATGCACATGAAATCACAAAAATTGTAGATAAATACAGGGAGGAACAATAAATGTCAATTTTACCAATTAAATTATTATCAGAAAATGCAATCTTGCCAACAAGAGCAAATCCGACAGATAGTGGATTAGATTTATATGTAGCAGAAGATACAACTATTCCAGCACATAGTACAGTCGTAGTACCTACACACATTGCTATTGATTTAGCGTATGGATATGAGGCGCAAGTGAGACCACGTTCAGGTAATTCACTTAAAACTAAGTTACGTGTAGCGCTTGGAACAATTGATCACACGTATAACAAAGAAATTGGAATTATCACAGACAATATCGGTGATGAGGCAATCGTAGTTAAAGCAGGCACACGTTTAGCACAGTTAGTCGTTACACCAGTGATGTTGCCAGAGCCAACGGAGGTGCAAGAGTTTGACGAAGAATCAGAACGTGGAGCATACGGAAGCACAGGGGAGTAAGGACATATATCAACGTGTAAAAGAGGTGCTGGGGAAGTGAGAGATTTCGAACAACCAACGATAAAAATATTAAAAAGATTATTTAACGGTAAAGATGAAACTAATATTCATATATCTCATCTGAACCTAGTAGATTATGAAGTTATTGAAATGATAACTAATTATAAACTGTCAGAAACTCATACAAGAAATCAACATTTTAGAGATGTAGTGACTTTGAAATTTAAAAAGAAAGAGTAAAGAGGTGGTGGGGAAGTGACACAATACCTAATCAGAGAATTCACAGATAGCACAGGTCGCATTCACACGGATATAGAGAAAGCACGCACAAACGAAACTCTCTCTATTGTAGAGGCAGAGGATAAAGAAGAAGCTAAGAAGAAAGCGAGTGAACGGAATGAGTGATTTCAAAATAATAACTTCAGAATTAATTAGCAAAGGCATTGAGTTTGAAATAGAAGATGACACCTTGATTGTTGGTGATTGTTCAGTAATCAATTATAGCGACGTGTATTTTTTAAAATTGTCCGGAGTTAATACTCAACAAGGAATGGCTGTTAAGCATCCTATAGTTATAGCAGATTTCTTAGCTAGTTATTATTACTTATTAGAAGATCATAATAGTATCACTGTAAAAGATATTAATTTTAAAAGTGAGGTGCGTAGGAATGTTTAAACGCATACTAAAAATATGGTTCATCATCGGAATGTATGAACTAAGCAAATATCTAACTAACGAACTTATCGTTAAGTTGCAGAGTGAAGATGATGTGGATACTGCACCTAAGGATTTTGCTAGGGAGAGTGATCAATACGATATTAACGGAATTAAAGGAGAAGGTGAGTGAGTAGTGTTCGAAAGAATAAAACAACCAATAATGTTTGCTAAACAAAAAGAAAAATGGGTTGTAGTTTTAGACGAACCTGAAAACAGAAAGTTATTTGAAGAAAAGTATTCGAATAATAATGGTGAATTGGAAATTTACTATAAACCTTATGACGAGTTTTATAAAAGCTTAGAAATAGAAATGGAGAAAGCTGAACAAGAAGTACAAGCAGCAAGGGAAAAAGAAATTAAAAATCCAAATATAAATGAAGATATTAAACGTATAAACAGTAAAGAAAGTTTGGTTGATTATTTACTAGAAGAATACTATCACAGTTCCGAAATGATCATAGATGAGTTTTCAACTGACACCGAAGTATCAGAAGCAAAACTCAAAGCTAATTATAATGAGTTATTAAAACTTAAAGATAAATATATTTAAATGGGGTGAGAAGATAATGAGAATAAATTCTAATTGTATATCTGGTTTAGGAATTACCATTGATGGTGTAACGTATGATAATCCTAACGACTTAATAAATTATTTAACTCGAATTAATAATAGACATACCAACTTAACCTCTGAACAGTGGCGTACTATCTTAGTGTTCGCAATTGAAAATTTAGCTATAGGATTTAACGAGGAAAGGAAAGACAATCAATGGCACATTCATCAAAGAAGCAGACCTTAAAGAGTAAGGATATTTTAGAGAAAGTTAAGGAAGTATTAGAAAAATAAAATGAGGGCGATTAGGCCCTCTATTCATAGTCAAAAGTTTTAAGCTTTTCGATATCTTTAGTATAAATCAATGTTTGTTTATCAGTAATGCCTTTAATCGGATAAATAACTATAAATTCACTACTTTCAGAAACAATATCAATATCGGGATATTGTTTTCCGTCAGTTGTAACTAATATCGTTCCTTTATCTTTGGAAAGATTTTCTTTAACTATATCTCTAATAGGAGTACTCAATACTCATCACCTCACTTTCTATAAAAAGTAATTTAAGTATACCAAAACATTTATGAAAGGAACGATACCTTATGAATAAATATATCGAAACATTTTTAACATCAATCGCAGCAATCGTATTATATAAAACACTTATTAAAGTATATGAACATTTCAAATACAAACCTGATGAAGTTGATACGGCACCGGATGATTTTTCTATCCTTGATGATCAAATTGATTTAAACCGTTCATTCAGACGTCAAATTGAAAATGACATTGCTAAAGCATTTGAAGATGCATTCAACTCAAGTGAAAAGGAGGATAACTAATGTGGCCAATATTAACAATTCTATTAGCGCTACTATACCTAATATCAATCATGGTACAACACGAACAAAAGAAAGAAATCGAAACGCTAGAAACTATTAACCACATGCTTAGAAATGCACTACATGAAAAGCTATAAGAAAGGAGCTTATTATGCAGGACAAAGTCACACAAATCAAACAACTCAAATATGACCGTGATGTGTCTTATGCTTATGCAGCAAGTCGTTTATCAAAGCATTGGAACAATCACAACATGGCTTGGTCCGACTTCATGCAAAAGCTTGCTCAAACGGTTAGAACAAAAGAAGACTTAGCCGACTACAACAAAATGTCTAAATCTGAACAAGCAGATGTTAAAGACGTTGGTGGCTTTGTTGGTGGTTACCTAAAAGAAGGCAAACGTAAAGCCGGACAAGTGATGAACCGCTCAATGTTAACGCTTGACTTGGACTTTGCAGCACAAGATATGACCGACATACTTTCTATGTTCTATGATTTTGCTTATTGTGTCTATTCAACACATAAGCACAGAGAAATTAGCCCAAGATTACGCTTAGTCATTCCACTTAAACGTAACGTCAACGCAGATGAGTATGAAGCGGTTGGTCGTAAAGTCGCAGATATGGTTGGAATGGAATACTTTGATGATACAACCTATCAACCACACCGTTTAATGTATTGGCCATCAACAAGTAATGATGCTGAGTTCTTTTTCACTTATGAAGATTTACCACTATTAGATCCTGATGAGATTTTAAATGATTATGTTGATTGGACCGACACATTAGAATGGCCAACATCTAATCGTGAGCAAAGCAAGACCAAGCATTTAGCAGACAAGCAAGGTAACCCGGAAGAGAAACCAGGCATCGTTGGTGCATTTTGTCGAGCTTATACAATCGAAGAAGCGATTGAGACTTTTATACCTGATTTATACGACCAACATAATACAGACCGATACACGTATCATGAAGGGTCAACTGCAGGTGGTTTAGTCTTGTATGAAGACGGTAAATTCGCTTATTCACATCACAATACAGACCCAATCAGTGGTCAACTTGTTAACAGTTTTGACTTAATACGTATACACCTATATGGTGCACAAGATGAAAACATGAAAGCCGATACGCCAATTAACCGCTTACCTAGTTATAAGGCTATGCAGACGAAAGCACAGAATGATGAACAGGTTAAAAAGCAACTCATCAATGACAAGATGAGCAATGTAATGGATGACTTCGACGTTATCGAAACTGCAAATGATGAATGGGATGAAACGTTAGAAATCACATCAAAAGGTAACTTCAAAGCAAGCATCCCTAATATCGAGATTATTTTACGTAATGATCCTAACTTAAAAGGCAAGATTGCATTTAATGAATTTACGAAACAAATTGAATGCTTAGGGAAAACACCATGGAACAAAGAAAGCCGACACAGACAATGGCAAGACGGAGATGATAGCGCATTACGTAGTTATATTGAAAAAGTGTATGAAATTCATCATTCCGGCAAAACAAAAGATGCCATTATCAGTGTAGCTATCCAAAATGCTTATCATCCAGTTAGAAACTACCTTAATAGTTTAACTTGGGATGGTGAGCCTAGACTTGAACGTCTATTTATTAAGTATTTAGGTGTTGAAGATACAGAAGTTAATCGCACGACAACACGTAAAGCATTAACTGCAGGTGTTACAAGAGTTATGGAGCCTGGATGCAAATTCGACTATATGCTTACACTTTATGGCCCACAAGGTGTCGGTAAATCAGCCATTCTTAAAAAGCTTGGTGGTGCTTGGTTCTCAGACAGTTTGGTATCTGTGACAGGTAAAGAAGCCTATGAAGCATTACAAGGTGTATGGCTCATGGAAATGGCAGAGCTTGCTGCAACACGTAAAGCAGAAGTTGAAGCGATTAAACACTTCATATCAAAACAAATAGACCGTTTCCGTGTAGCATATGGCCATTATATAGAAGACTTTCCACGTCAATGTATCTTCATTGGTACTACAAATAAAGTAGATTTCCTAAGAGATGAAACTGGTGGTCGTCGTTTTTGGCCTATGACTGTCAACCCTGACAAAGTAGAAGTTAAATGGTCAAAACTAACTAAAGAAGAAATCGACCAAATTTGGGCAGAAGCAAAGCATTATTATGATAAAGGCGAAGAACTATATCTTGATCCTGAACTTGAAGAAGAGATGAACGCTATTCAAAGTAAGCATACTGAAGAATCACCTTATGTAGGTATTATTGAAGAGTTTCTAAATACGCCTATTCCTAAGAACTGGCAAGACATGTCTATAGGTGAGCGTCGAGATTTTTATAAGTTTGGTGATGCGTCGATTAGTGAGCAGAGTAGCGAATTAGTTCAAAGAGACAAAGTGTGTGCTTTAGAAATATTTGTTGAGTGCTTTGGAAAAGATAAAGGTGATAGCCGAGGTTCAATGGAACTTAAAAAGATTACTAATGCTTTAAGACAGTTAGGTACTTGGCAGGTATATGACGGGAATCAACAAGGCAAATTACGCTTTGGCAAAGAGTATGGATTGCAAAAAGCTTATATTAGAGATGAAGATATAAACGATTTAATATAAGTATAAATGTATAAATATTCATTTTTAGGTGTTACTTTATTGTTACAACTGGTGTTACTTTTAAAAATCAAAAGTAACAGTAAAATTGTAATATTACATCTAGGCGTTACTTGTGTTACTTCACTGTTACTTGAAATGTAACACCTAAAGTAACACCTCTAACCTTTGTGGCTCTAGGGTTCGGACTTTAGTGTTACTAATGTTACTTTATTTTTGCTTAATAGATTAATAATTAATGTTAGGGAGTAAGTAGTAGTATAGGGCGCCCCTAATAGCATATAAGTATATAGAAACGTTTTTTTCAGTAACACTAGTAACACCTATATAAATTATGTATTCATTATGCAGGTGAGAAAATGAGAGAATCGAAAATCGAAAGCTATTTAGTCAGAGAAGTTAAAAAGTTAAATGGCTTATGTTTGAAGTGGGTATCACCTGGAACTAGAGGTGTGCCAGATAGAATTATCATCATGCCTAAAGGCAAAACGTATTATGTTGAGATGAAACAACCGAATGGACGCGTTGATCCATTGCAGCAATACATGCATAAGCAATTAACCAATAGAGATCATCAAGTTTTTACGTTATGGACTAAAGAACAAGTAAATGAATTTATAAAAAAAGTAGGTGACTGAATTGGCAATTACCTTTCAACCACATAGCTATCAAAAGCATGCAATCGATAAAGTAATCGAGAATGAAAAGTATGGACTTTTTCTTGATATGGGTTTAGGCAAGACGGTATCAACCTTAACAGCGTTTAGTGAATTACAATTGTTAGATACTGAAAAGATGTTAGTCATTGCACCTTTGAATGTTGCTAAAGATACTTGGGCAGATGAGATTAGCAAGTGGGACCATTTAAAGCATTTGCGTGTATCTAAAATACTGGGAACACCTAAGCAAAGATTAGCAGCACTTAATAAAGATGCAGACATCTATATAACTAATAAAGAAAATACGAAATGGTTATGTGATCAATATAAAAAGGAATGGCCATTTGATATGGTTGTGATTGATGAGCTATCAACATTTAAGAATCCATCTAGTCAAAGATTTAAAGCAATAAAGAAGAAACTACCGTTAGTTAAAAGGTTTGTTGGATTAACAGGAACACCAAGTCCAAATAGCTTACTTGATTTATGGGCACAAGTTTATTTAATCGATAGAGGCGAAAGACTAGAAACTGCATTCAGTCGATATCGTGAACGATACTTCAGAGCTACACATCAAGTAAGTGATCATGTTTATAACTGGGAACTAAGAGAAGGCTCAGAAGATTTAATCTATAAACAGATAGAAGATATTGCTTTGAGTATGAAAGCTAGTGATTACTTAGATATGCCTGAACGTATAGATACGAAACAAGTTGTTACTTTATCTAATAAAGAACGTAAGCTATATGACGAGCTTGAGAAGTACTACATCTTAGAAGATGAAACAGATGGAACAATCGTAGCACAAAGTGGTGCGTCGCTTAGTCAGAAGTTACTGCAGTTATCGAATGGTGCGGTATATACAGATGATGAAGATGTTAGACAGATACATGATAGAAAGCTAGATAAGTTAGAAGAGATAATCGACGAAGCGCAAGGACAACCAATTCTTTTATTCTATAACTTCAAACATGATAGAGCTAGAATACTTGAATGCTTTGATGATGTACTAACACTAGATGATAAAGGCTACAAAGATAAGTGGAATAGTGGTAAAGCTAAGATACTATTAGCACATCCATCAAGTGCAGGTCATGGACTTAACCTACAACAAGGTGGGCACATCATTGTGTGGTTCGGCTTAACATGGTCACTAGAGTTATACCAACAAGCCAATGCTAGATTGTACAGACAGGGTCAAGAACATACAACAATCATTCATCATATTATGACAGAGAATACAATAGACCAAAGAGTGTATCAAGCACTACAGAATAAAGAACTAACACAAGATGAATTGATGAAAGCTATTAAAGCGAGAATAGATAAGTATAAGTAATGGAGGTAATCATTTGTATACACCAACAGAAGTTAAACAATTAATCACAGACTATCATTGGATGCGTAGACTAATAGACCATCAAGTATATGAGTATGATAGTACATCAATAGGCCAGTATGGTATAGAGTCTGCTATGCCTAAGGCTCAAGGTACAACAGGAGATAAGGTATTAGTAAGAGTGATACGTAATGATAAAGATAGACGTAAGACACAAGAGTTGATTGATAAAGTATCATTCATTGATGAGCATGAAGATAAGATAACGAATGATAAGAACTATCACATACTTCAATTACTTAAACAAGGGGAGAAAATAAATACCATTGCAATGTTAATGAGAGTAGATAGAAAAGAAATATATAGAAAGCTAGATATCATTGTGAACATATATATGAAAGCACAAACCTAATGGGACAAATGTCACATATGCCACACATGACACACTATTATAAATATATTAAATCATTTTATATAATTGAGTTAACACGATATGAATATACAGGCACATCACATAGGTGGTGTGTCTTTTTGTTTGGAGTTAATGAAGATGAGTAAAGCATATGCAGACTATATAGAACAACGTACAAAGAATAAAGGTTTCTACTCTAATGCGAAGTGGCGTAAGACAAGACTAAAGGTATTAGCACGCGATCATTTTGAATGTGTCATGTGTAATGCAGAAGGTAGATTGACGATTAATCAGAAACAATCACTAGAAGTGGACCATATTAAAGAGTTAGAAGTAAGAGCAGATTTAGCATATGAACTTTCTAATCTAAGAACACTATGTAAATTTCATCACAACAAACGTCATGGAAGATTTGAACATAATCCAAATAATAGAAAGAATAAATTTGATGATGAAAACTGGTAAAGTGAAATTGCATAAAAATATTATTTAATTCAAAATAACAAAAGTGTAAAATGTGTCAAATACCCCCGCCTTCAATAATCGCGCCACTAAAGGCTTCGCGGAAACCGGCGCTTGGCTCAACTTCGCAGATTTACTTCTCGAAAACATACATTAGGGGACTTGACAAACCGAAAATCATTAAAAATAAATTTTGCAGAAAGGGGGAGGGACTTTGAAAAATGACAAGTATTTAAAAGACAAGCTAACTAAAAATCAAATCAAGAAAATTAATGAGACAGAAGATTATTTAACGAGTCAAATTGATAAAGAAAATAATGTTGAAGTTGAAAAAGTTGAGCGATATATCAACTTATTAAGACTATTCTATGCTTTGGATGTATACATTGAGCAGTCAGGACCGATAACAATTGTTAAAAACGCAAGTCAAGAATTTGTGAAAGCTAATCCAGCTATTGCAGAAAAGAATAAAGTGAGTGGCTCATTGTTAGCTTTAGAAAAATCATTCCATTTAGATAAAAAAGCTGAAGAGCGTCGCAAATTAGAACAAGCGAAAGGACCTGATTTAACATGAAGATACCTAGTTATGTTACAGATTACATTGAAAAAGCTAAGTCAGGTCAGATTATTTTTAATAAAGAACGAATTAAGCTTATATCTTTTTTAGAAGATAACATTTTGCAACGAGATGATTTATATTTTGATGATCAACGCATAGAAGATTACATCAAGTTTAGTGAAAAATGGTTTTTCCCATTGCAAGATTTTCAAAAATTTATTTCATGCTTCGTTTTTTTATATGAAGAAGAAAGCAAAACGCCTTATTTCTCAGAATTCTTTATATCAATGGCTCGTGGTGGTGGTAAGAATGGCTACATTAGTACTTTAGCAGCATTCTTTATGACACCTTTACACGGCATACCTAAATATAATATGTCAGTTGTTGCTAATAGCGAGAAACAAGCACTAGTTAGTTTTAGAGAAATATACGATATGGTGGAAAGTAATAATCTTTATGTAACTGGTGATCGTCCCAATAATCCATTTTACTTAAGTAAAGTTGCAGTTGAAGGTATTGAGACTAAATCGCAATTCTTATTTGATACGTCTAATGAAAAAACAAAAGATGGTGCTCGTGAAGGTTGTATCTTTTTTGATGAAGTACATGCTTATGAGAAAGACTCAATCATTAACATCAAACGAAGCGGTTTAGGTAAGGTTGCTCATCCTAGAACATTTTATATTGGAACTGATGGCTATGTCAGAGAAGGCTTTTTAGATAGGTTGAAAGAACGTGCAGATAATGTGTTGAAAGGTATAAGCCCTGAAGATAGATTATTCCCGTTCATTTGCAAAATTGATGATAAAGAAGAAGTTGATAAGCCTGAAATGTGGGAAAAAGCTAATCCAATGTTTGAACAACCACAAAGTGAATATGGAAGTCAGTTATTTAAAGAAGTGCATCAACAATATTTAGGACTTCAATTCAACCCATCAAACCGACCTGAATTTATGACTAAACGGATGAATATGCCTGAAACAGACTCTCAAAGTGTGGTAGCGCCTTGGGATGACATCATGGCAACCAATCGACCAATACCACCACTTGAAAACAATGAATGTATTGGTGGTCTTGACTATGCAAGTTTAAAAGACTTTGCAGCAGTAGGTTTGTTGTTTAGATCGGGTGATGATTATATTTGGAAAACTCATTCGTTCGCAAGAAAAGAGTTCTTGGATAAGTACAAATTAAAACCACCTATTCATGAATGGGAAAAGAAAGGCTTGCTCACAATTGTAGATGAGCCGACTATCAACCCTAAACACATCATCGATTGGTTCAGTGAAGCACAAAAAAGTTACGGTTTACAAAAGGTAGTAGCTGATAACTTCAGAATGGACTTGCTTAGACCATTATTTGAAGACGCAGGTATTGAATATGAAGTGATTAAAAATACTCGAGCAATTCAATCATTACTTGCACCTAGAATTGAAGACATGTTTGCGCAACATCATATTATCTTTGGTGATAATCCATTGATGAGATGGTATACGCAGAACGTGGCCGTCAAAATACGTAAAGATGGCAACAAAGAATATGAAAAGAAAGAGCCGATAAGACGTAAAACTGACGGTTTCCAAGCCTTAGTACATGCATTGTACCGTGCAGATGATTTGAAAGATTCTAATTTAGAAGAAGAAATCAATCTATTAAGTGGTTTGAGATTTTAACTGAAGGGAGGTTAGAAAATGGGACTATTTGATAGTGTGTTTAAAAGACATTCTGAATTATCTTGGATGTACGATCTTGAGTTTCTTCAAGATAAAAGTAAAAAAACTTACCTAAAACAAATTGCTTTAAATACCGTTGTTGAAATGGTTGCTAGAACTATATCACAAAGTGAATTTAGAGTGATGACGGGGAACAAGCGAGAAAAAGATGACCTGCATTACAAGTTGAATGTTCATCCTAACAAAAATCAAAATGCAGTCGATTTTTGGCAAAAGTTTATTTATAAGTTAATTATGGATAATGAAGTACTTGTTGTTAAAAATGATGATGGGTACTTTTTTGTTGCCGATGACTTCGTGAAGGAAGATGAAATGGGTTTATATCCACATAAATTCACAAATGTTATGGTTAATAATTTCGAATTTAAACGTGTATTTTCGATGGATGATGTAATATATCTCAATTATAGTAATAAGGAACTCGAACAGTATTCTTTGGGGCTATTTGAAGATTATGGTGAAATATTTGGTCGTATGATTGACCTGCAATTGATGAATAATCAAGTAAGAGGCGTCCTAAATATCGATACCACTCAATTCAAAGCCGAAGGTGGAAGAGAAAAACTGCAAGGGTATATAGATATGATGTTTGAGGCGTTTAAAAACAATTCTATTGCTATCGCACCACTTACAAAAGGTTTAGATTATGAAGAACATTCGAGTAAAGGCGCGTCACAGGGTTCACAAGAATTTAAAGAACTAGAAGAACTAAAACGTACTATATTAACAGATATCGCAAGAATGATAGGTGTACCACCTTCTCTTGTTATAGGTGAAATGGCAGATTTAGATAAAGCTATTGATTCATATTTGAAATTCTGTATCAATCCAATGCTTAGAAAAATCGAAGCAGAATTAAACGCAAAATTCTTCTATGAAGATGAATACTTAAATCAAGATAAACATATTAAAGTAGTAGGTATTGATAAGCGAGACCCACTACAAATGTCTGAATCTATTGATAAATTAGTTTCTTCTGGTACATTTACTCGAAACCAAGTTCGTATTATGACAGGAGAAGACCCTGCCAACGACCCAGAACTCGATAAATTTATCATTACGAAAAATCTCCAAAGTGCAGAGGCGTTTAAAGGAGGTGAGACTAATGCAAGTGGACAAGAGTAAAGGCTTTTTCAATGTTAAGAAAACGTCACCCACATCAGCAAGTATAGATATGTATGGTGAAATTGTAGATGAACGTATGAATGATGTTGAAACAAGCGCGGTATCGTTTAAACAAGCCTTAAAAGACTTAGGAGATGTTGAAAATATTACCCTAAATATTAACTCTCCAGGTGGTTCAGTTTTTAGTGGTATAGCTATCTACAATATGATTAAAAATCATAAGTCGCATATTACTGCCAATGTACAAGGTTTAGCTGCAAGTATAGCTACGGTTATTGCTATGGGAGCTGATAAAGTTGTAATGCCGTCCAATAGTATGATGATGATTCATAATGCGTGGACGATCGCAATGGGTAATGCCAATGATTTAAGAAAACATGCAGATGACTTGGATAAAATTAATAATACTGTATTCAATAGCTATGTTGCTAAAAACCCTGATATTGATCATGCGCTTCTTCAAAAGATGCTAGACGAAGAAACATGGTTAAGTGCCGAAGAATGTAAAGACTTAGGACTTATTGATGAAATTCAGAATGCAACCCCAATAGCAGCAAAAATCTCACCGGAAATGGAGGCACAGTTTAAGAATATGCCAAACAAATTCAAACATTACAATGCGGACAATTTACCGCAAGAACAAGATACACCGCCACAAGAAGAAAAGAAACCTGAGGAAAAGGGTATCGACGCTAAAGTCGTTAATGACAAATTAGATGATATTTTCACTTTATTAAAAGATGTTGCAAAGAGTGTGGTCAAGGATGACTCAAAACAAGAAGATAATCCACCAAAACCGCCAGAGCAACCACAAAATAACAAATTTAATCGATTTACATTTTAACTAGCTTCTCGTGAGTAACGGGAGGCTATTTTTAATGTTTAAAATTAAGGAGGAAATAAAAATATGGCAGACATGAAACAAAATGAGCAAAAGCTCAAAAACTATCATGAGCACAAGCAAAAATTTGCTAATTTAGTACAAAATGGTGCAAGTGATGAAGAACAATCAAAAGCATTTGGTGCTATGTTTGACGCATTATCAAATGATTTACAAGAAGAAATCGAGAACAGAGTAAACAACCGTGTTGTAGATAATGGAATCTTAGCAAAACGTTCTCAAGACCCATTAACGTCTGAAGAACGTAAATTCTTCAACGAAATTAATTATGAAGTGGGATATACAGACGACAAAATCTTACCTGAAACAGTGGTTGAACGCGTGTTTGATGATCTACAGAAAGAACATCCGTTATTATCTAAAATCAATTTCCAAAATGCAGGAATTAAAACACGTGTAATTAAAGCGGACCCAGCAGGTCAAGCGGTATGGGGTAAAATCTTTGGAGAAATTAAAGGCCAATTAGATGCTGCATTCCGTGAAGAAGACTTTACTCAATACAAACTGACTTGTTTTGTAGTTTTACCGGATGACTTATCAATCTTTGGTCCTAACTGGATTGAACGTTTTGTACGTACTCAAATTCAAGAGGCTATTTCAGTAGCATTAGAAGCTGCAGTTATCAATGGTGGTGGCGCGTCTAAATTACAACCTGTTGGTTTAATGAAAGACATCAACACAGATAATGGCGCAGTTACGGACAAGAAAGCTTTAGGAACTTTAACATTTGCTGACGCGGATACTACTGTATTAGAACTAAAAGATGTGTTGAAAAACTTATCTGTCGATGCTAGAGGTAAAAAATTAAAAATTGATGGTAAAGTAACATTAGTTGTAAACCCTCAAGACGAGTGGGATATCCAAGCACGTTACACGTACTTAACAGCTAACGGTGGTTTTGTAACGGTATTACCTTATAACGTATCTGTTGTTGCTTCAGAATTCGTTCCTGAAAAGAAATTAGTTGCTTTTGTTACTGATCGTTATGACGCAGTTCGTGGTGGTGGTTTAACAGTGAAGAAATTTAATGAAACTCTAGCTTTAGAAGATGCAGTATTATTCACTGCTAAAACATTCGCATACGGTCAACCAGCAGATAACAAAGCTTCTGCAGTTTATGATTTAAAAGTGGCTAATGGTCCTAAATCACAAACAGCTGCAGGCGGTACAACTGATGGAAGAGCGGAAGCGTAATAAATGAGGTGATGTAAGTGGAAAACATCACAGATGATTTGCTAATTGAATTTAAACAATACACCAAAATCTCACATGACACAGAAGACGAGTATTTAAAAAATCTTTTAAAGAAGTCATACAGTAATCTAGTGTCGAGATTTGGTGAGTTTGATATATATGAAAATTTAGAAGGTCAAGACTTAGTATTTGCCAGATCACGTTATGCTTATGAAGATTTGCTTGAGTATTTTAATGATAATTACCAGGATGATTTAATTAGTTTTGGTCTGAATAATGTGATTGGAAGTGTTAACAATGAAAACAACATTTAAAAAACCTTTCATTACTACTAAAAAATTAAATACTCGTGTTCATTTTTATTCATATCAAGAGAATGTAGGACCTGAAGCTGGTGTCAAACGTAAAGTTAAACTCTACAGTTGTTGGGGCTATGTACCCCAATGGAAAATGACTGAACTTCAACAAGCTATATCAAATGGAACTGAGCACGACGTTAAAATCTTTATAAGAGAAACCCATGGTCAGTACGTTCCGAATGAAAAGCATTACGTTGAAATAGAGTCGCCATATATTCATCAAGATTTGAACATTAAATTAGTACAACCTGATGTAGAGAACGAACAATTTTTAATGCTAACTGCAGGGGTGGTAGCTAATGGCGAGTAAAAACTTTTCAGGCATTCGTGCAGAAGGATTAGATGAATTGCAAAAAGAACTTGATAGACGTTTTAATCGCAAACGCATTACAAAGATTATTGATGATGCACTTTTAGAAGCGGGTCAAATAGTTTTAGATGCGATTAAAGCGAATATCCGATATTTCAGAGACACAGGGGCCGAATATGCAGAAGCTAAAATCTCAAAACCTTATTGGGATAAAGGTGTGCGCTCTGTCCGTATTTATTGGGAAGGTCCACATCATAGGTATTCAATCGTGCATTTAAACGAAAAAGGTTTTTATGCTAAAAACGGTAAGTTTGTTAGACCTAAAGGCTTTGGGGCGATTGAAAAAGCATTACGTTCTGCAGAAGTTGCGTTTTATAAAAAAGTACAGGAAGAAGTTGAAAAGTTATTATGATTGATATTTTAAATACAATTTATAGCGTCTTAAAAAATGACGAAAAACTAATGAAGTTACTCAATGTTAATAACATCAAATTCAACGATTATCCTGATGTTAAGGATATTACGCAACCTTATGTAGTGCTTGATGATTTTGATGATCCTATACCGGAATTACATTATGACGGAGACCGAGTAGCTTATAACTACATTGTTCAAATTGATGTTTTTGTTAAAGCAAATGATAAATACAATGCAAGATTACGAAGAAATGAAATATCACAACGTATTAGTGACTTGCTCTGGAAAGAATTGAAAGCAGGGCAAACAAGTAATTTAGGTAATGAATATGATAAACAGTTCGCTTTATATCGTTCAACTAGACGGTATGAGGCGATTTTTTATGAGGAGGAAAATTAAATGGTCAAATATGCAAAAACACCAAAAGCTTTTATTAATATTAAAGATTTAGGTTTCGCTTTATTAGATACAGATGAGCAAGATAATGTTAAATACACAAACGTAACACAAACACGTGGTTTACAAGAGATTTCAGTTGAAACTGGTGGGGAAACAGTAAACGCTTATGCAGATGGTACTATCATTGAATCAGGTACAACAGATGGTGAAGGTAAAATCTCAATGACAATGCACGCATTCCCACAATCTATCCGTGAGTTAATTTTCAATGAAATTTATGATGAGAATGGCGTATTCCAAGAAATTAAAGGTAAACAAAATAAATATGTTGCAGTTTGGTTCAAACGTGAGCGTCGTGATGGTACTTTCCAAATGGTTGGTTTAACTAAAGTGTTATTCGGAGATCCAAACTTAGAAGGTAAAACCGCAGAAGATGATTGGGAATTCAGTTCAGAAGAATCAGAAGGTACTGCAATGCATCGTATCAATGATGACGTACGTAAAATCTTATTCGATAGCGCACGTGAAGGTGCTAAAGTAGATTCATTCTTTGAAAAATTATTAAAAGGTGCTTACGACGAAAAAGTTGAAACAAGTGCTGATACTGCATCAGCTTAAAAGGGAGTTTTGACTTATGGCTAAATTTAAAGTTTTAAAAGATGCAATTAATTTAAAAACCGATAAAGAGTATCGTAAAGACGAAGTTGTAGAAGAGAAAGTTAAAGATATAAACGACTTTGAAAAGCGTTTGAAAAATAAAGGGTATGAATTACCATTTTTTGAACGCATTGAAGAAGAATAGTAAAGCTTAGGACGGTGTAAGAGCCGTCCTTTTATTTCGAAATAAAAGGAGTTTTTTAGACATGTCAAACAAATTAAAACGTAATTATATTAGATTAGTGGAAAATCCTGAAGCAGAAGAAATTAAATTAGAAACTTATTTAACACCTCACTTTATTCCATTAGATGTATTATATGAAGCAACTGACGTAATGTCAGAATTAGAACAAGCAGAAAATGGCGAAATTGAATTATCATTCAAAGATCAACTAGATAAATTAATTGATGTAGTTGTAAAAATTTATGGTGGACAATTTGCAGCTAAAGATATTAGAACACGTTTACACGCACCGGATGCAATCCCAACTTTACAAAAACAAGTTGAGTTTATTGCGAATGGCCAACAAGACGAAGAGACAAAAAAGTTTATTCAGAGCATCAGTTAAATAAAATAAAAGACGAAGATTTAACGTATCGTGGTATGAAAAAGAACTTGGATAAAGTTGTTAAACAGATGATTGAGAATGGCACACCGGCCGACCAAGTACTCAAGATGCCATTTTATTATATACTTCAAATTTTAGATGAACGTCATCTAAATACTGTTGATACTGATGATAGAGCAGATGCGTTATTTACAGCCTTATAGCCTTAGTTATCAACACTAAGGCTTATTTTTTATACCTAAAATAAGAAAGGAGTGACAATGAGTGGCGGAATCAAGATTTAAAGGCATGTCCATATTAATGAATATGCGTGATGTTGGTATTGATAGAACAATGAAACAGATACGTAGTCAATTTAAAACCTTAGATACTGAAATGCGTCGTTCTAATGCTAACTTTAAAAACTCTGAAAAGTCTATGCAGTCTTTCCAAACAAGAACCAAAGAGTTAAATAAAGCAATTGACGTGACTGAAAATTCAATGAAAGATATCTCAAGTCAATTGAAAAAAATGACTCTAGAAGAGCAACGTACAAGTGTGGAAGCAGAGAAGTTACGTCAAGAATACAGTAAGCAGCATAGAGCATTACAAATGTATCAACGTCAATTAAACTCTACGCAATCCGAAATGAAACAATTTGGTACAACTTCTAAACAAACTTTGTTCTCAATGGAAAAAATAAACACAGTGTTAGGTACAATGAAACGTCAATTGAATATCGCAAACATGGCATTTCAAAGTGCAGAGAAGTCAACTACAAGTTATAAAAACTATTTAACTCAGTTAAACACAGTTATTCAAAAGCATCAAAACACGATTAGAGTTTTAGAAAGTCGCTATCAAAAAGTGGTACGGGAACAAGGCGTTATGAGTAAAGAAGCTCTTGAATTGAAAGAGAAGATCTTGCAAGAGAAGAACTCTTTAAACCAATTAGATAATCAGTATAAAAAGACTACTGCAGAAGCTAAGCGATTCTCGTTTGAACAAAAAACACTAACTTCGTCTATGTCTGAAATTAGAGTGAAGATGACGCAGTTATCCCAATCGCTATCTATCAGTGCTAACAAATTTAAGTTGAGCGGACAAACTGCACAGGCTTATAAAGCTCGCATAGCCGAATTAAATAATGGCATGAAGCAACAACAACTCATTGTTCAAAATTTATCTAGACAATATGATTATGCTAAAAAGCAATACGGTGCTACAAGTCAAGAAGCGCAACAGCTGAATGCTAAATTAACTGAAGAACTTGTGAAGTTGAAAGAGTTAAATGGTCAACTCACACAAACAACACAAGCACACAATCGTCTTGAGATGGAACAAAAGCAAGGTATATCGTCTATGTCTCAAATCAGAGCAAAGATGACGCAATTTAATGATACCTTAGCATTATCGAGAAGTAATTTATCACGTGCAGGCGAAAACGTTAAAGCTTATAAAGCTCATTTAGACACCTTAAGTGGAAACTTAACTAAACAACGAACAGTGTTACGTGAATTAAGTGCTCAATATAAGCATGTTGCTAATGCGCAAGGTGAAAACAGTCAAGAAGCACGAGAATTGGCTAGTGCTATTACACAACAAAAAATCAAGATGAATGAACTTGAAACCGAAATTGATGAAACAACTCAAAGCTATAAACGATTGGCACAAGAGCAAAAACAGGCTCAATATTTGAGTGGTTCAGGATTTGGTAAAGGTATTCAAACAGTAAACAAGTACAAAGACTCGATTAATAACGTAGGATCATCAATGCGTAATGTTGGTTCGAACATGTCAATGTACTTCACATTGCCAGTTGTAGCTGGTTTTGGTGCTGCAATTAAAACTGGAGCAGACTTTGAAGGCCAAATGTCACGAGTTGGTGCTATTGCGGGTTCTTCTAAATCGCAATTAAAAGCTATGAGTGACCAAGCAGTTGATTTAGGTGCTAAAACATCACTTTCTGCTTCAGAAGTAGCGAAAGGTATGGAAGAATTAGCAGCATTAGGTATGAATACTAACCAAATCATGAAAGCTATGCCTGGTGTTATCAGTGCAGCAGAAGCAAGTGGTTCAGATTTAGCGACAACTGCAACAATTATGGCATCATCTTTAAACTCATTTAACTTAAAAGCTTCTGATTCAGGTCATGTAGCCGACTTATTAGCAACTGCAGCTAATGACAGTGCAGCAGACGTTCAGTATATGGGAGATGCACTTAAATATGCGGGTACACCTGCACATTCTTTAGGTGTTACTTTAGAAGATACTTCTGCAGCAATCGAAGTTATGAGTAATAGTGGGCTTGAAGGCTCACAAGCTGGTACTGCTTTACGTGCATCCTTTATAAAATTAGCAAAACCTTCTGCTCAATCACAAAAAGCTATTGATAAATTAGGCATTTCTTTATCAAATTCTAAAGGTGAATTTGTTGGTATGCCTAATTTGATAGGTCAGTTTAAAGATGCCTTGCAAGGAATGACTAAAGATCAAAAACTTGCATATGTAGCACAAATTGTTGGTACAGAAGCAGCAAGTGGTTTCTTAGCATTGATTGACGCAGGTCCAGCTAAACTTAAAAAGTATAGCGACTCATTGAAAAACTCAAATGGTGCATCAAAAGAAGCGGCCGATAAGATGAAAGATAATTTAAAAGGGTCGCTTGAACAATTAGGTGGTGCTTTTGAATCACTAGGTATTACAATTGGAACTGCATTTGCACCAGTATTAAGAGGATTAGCTAAAGCGGTAACCTTCTTAGTAGAGAAGTTCAACAATATGCCAACACCATTGATTGTTTTAACTACGATATTTGTTGGTTTAGGTGCTGCAATAGGACCTTTACTGGTACTAACTGGAATACTAGCACATAGTATTGTAGGTATTTCAGAAGCAGTTAAAATATTAACCGCTACAGAAGGCGGACAAGCCTTTTTTACTAAATTTGGTGCGAATATTAAAGGAATCCTACCTAAGATAGGTGGGTTGATTACTAGAATACCATTAATAGGTGGACTGATGACTGCCTTAACTGGACCAATAGGAATTGCAGTTGCAGCTATTGCAGCAATAGGTGTAGCGTTTGTAGTTGCCTATAAAAAATCAGAGACTTTCAGAAACATTGTTAATGCAGTAATCAATCCAGTTAAGAATGCGTTCGTTGGGTTATGGAATATCATTAAACAATTCGGCGCTGGTATAAAAGCAGTATTTAGTGGAAACACTGGTGAAGGATTAAACATCTTCAAAAAAATACTACCTGATGAAGCAGCTCGACAATTCACTTCAACGTTGCTAATGATACGTGGTGCTTATAATGATTTTGTTAACTTCATTAAAAGTATCTCAATAGCAGTTGGCGCTTACTTCAAAGCTTTCTGGAAAGAAAATGGAGATAGCATTATTGCAGCTTTCCAAATCGTGAAAGCAACTGTATCAATAGTTTTAAGCACGTTGTATAACGCTATAATTAAGCCTATTTTAGGTGCTATTAAAACAAGCTTTAGTATTGTATTTAATGGGCTTAAACAGATAGTAATTAATGTATTTACATCAATTCGAATGGTTGTACAAGGTGGACTTAATGTTATTCGTGGTATTATCAACATCTTTAAAGGTTTGTTTACAGGCGACTTCTCATTAATGTGGCAAGGTATTAAACAGGTCTTTTCAGGTGCATTACAAGTTATAGCCGGTATTCTTAGATTTGCCTTAGGTAATTTAGTGATTATTGCTAAGACCTTAGGTGCTTTGTTAATTAATGCGTTCCGTACTATTTGGACTGTAATTAAAAATGTAGTCACATTAAGTGTTAGAGTTTCAGTTACTGTGGTTAAAGCATTATTTACTGGAATGAAAAATGCAGTGATTGCAATATTCACGGGCTTAAAAAATCTCTCTATTGCAATCTGGAATGGCTTTAAAAATGGCGTAATAGCGATAGTACGCGGTTTTGTTCTGATTGCTAAAAATAACTTTGCAATTTTAAGAGCCTTTTTAGCTGCCTTATGGAATGTGATAAAAGCAACAGCTATTAGAATTTGGACTGCGTTGAAAAATGGAGTTGTTGCAATTATTCGTGCTTGGATTGCTACAAGTAAAGCAACTTTTAATGGTTTGAAAAATTTCCTAGTAAATTTGTGGAATTTTATTAAAAATACAACATTAAGAATTTGGCGAGCTATTAAAACTGGCGTTATAAATGCGATTAAATTAATGAGTACTAGTGTTCGAAAAACGATAACTACTTTAAAAGCTTGGATGGTTTCAAGTTGGAACTTTATTAAAAATAGAGTAGTGGCACTTGCTAAAGGTCTGTACACGGGTGTAAAAAAAACGTTCTCTAGTTTATGGTCTAGCACGAAAAATATTTTTTCTAAATTGAAAAACTGGTTAGTAAATACTTGGAGATCTTTAAAAAATAATGTTGTAAAACTTACTAAGTCTTTATATTCAAGTGTTAAAAATACATTTAATAATCTGTGGTCTAGTACTAAGAGTATCTTTAGCAAATTAAAAAATTGGCTCGTTAATACGTGGCGTTCTATTAAAAATAAAGTCACTGATTTAGCTAAATCATTATGGAACGGTGTACGTGGAACTTGGAATCGTATGAAATCCGGTACACATAACACAATGTCTAAAATAGCTAGTAGTACCAAAGCTAGTTGGCGTGGTATGAAAAATTCTGTTGTTGATATGTCTAAAGCTTTGTGGTCTAAGGTTAGATCAACTTTCACAAATATGCGTGACGGGCTGAAGTCTATAATTGGCAAAATTAAAGGCCATATCAGTGGTATGGTTAACAAAGTTAAAAGCGGTTTAAATAAATTAATTGAAGGTGTTAACTGGGTTGCAGATAAAATAGGTATGGATAAATTACCTAAAATTAAATTGCATACAGGTACTGAAAGCACCCACACACAAAATTATGTAACGAATGGTAAATTGAACCGTAACACACTTGCTACCGTAGGTGATAAAGGTAAAGGTAATGGTCCTGGTGGTTTCAGACATGAAACTATAATACCACCTAAAGGTAAACCTTTTATCACACCTGCTAAAGATACAACAATGCCTTTATCAAAGGGTACTCGTATCTTGAATGGTGCACAAACACATGCGATGTTAACACGACCACAATTCAATATGGGAACTATACCTAAATTTGCTAAAGGGACTAAGAAAAAAGGATTCTTTAGCAACGCGATTGATACTGTTAAAGATGTTGCAGGTAACTTTGGTAAGGGTGTAAAAAACACTGCACATAGTGCTGCAAAAGTTGGTAAAGAGAAAATCAGTGATGTGGCTGAAGTTGCTCAAGATGCCGTAAGTGATGCAATCGCCTTTGGTAAAGATATATTTGAATATATTGATAACCCAATGGACTTGATAAATAAAGTAATTGATAAATTTGGTGTCAATTTCGATTTCCTTAAAGGTGCCGAATTACCATACAAACTTATGCAAGCCATGTTCAAGAAACTGAAAAACGGTGTTAAAGATTTAGTTAAAGGTTGGCTTGAAGACATGGGTGGTGGCGACGGTGGGTACTTATTCGACTATCCAGTTTGGCAACGCTTTGGTAATTATACTGGTGGCTTATCATTTAACGGTGGTAAACACTATGGTATGGACTTCGGTATGCCAACTGGAACACCTATCTATGCGGTAAAAGGCGGTGTAGCAGATAAGGTTTGGACTGACTACGGTGGTGGTAATTCTGTTCAAATCAAGACAGGTGCTAATGAGTGGAACTGGTACATGCACTTATCTAAACAAATTGCAAAACAAGGGCAAAAGATACGTGCAGGTCAGTTGATTGGTAAATCCGGTGCTACAGGTAACTTCGTTCGTGGTGCTCACCTTCACTTCCAATTAATGCGTGGTAGCCATGCAGGTAACGATACTGCAGTTAACCCTGAAAGTTGGCTTAAAAAATTAAAAGGTGGAGGCGGTTCTCCAAAAGCTGGAAGAAAATGGGCACCACAAATCAAACAAGCCTTACGAATGAATGGGTTACCTACAACTTCAGAATATGTAAATGCATGGGCTAGACAAATTGACAGTGAAAGTTCTGGTAACCCTAGAGCAGTTCAAGGTGGCTATGTTGACGCTAACACAGGAGGAAACGAAGCCAAAGGTTTAGTACAAGTTGCAAAACGTACATTCCAGTCAATGAAATTCCCAGGACACGGTAATGTATTTAACCCACTTGATAACTTGCTAGCCGGTATTCATTGGGCAAAAGTTAGATATGGCAAATCAGGAATGTTATCTGTAATAGGTCATGGTCACGGTTACGCCACAGGTGGTCTAATCAAAAATGCAGGTTGGTACAACATTGCAGAAGGTGGCTATCCTGAATGGGTAATTCCAACAGACCCTGCTAGACGCAGTGATGCTATGAAGCTATTAGCGCTTGCAGCACATGATATCGATAAAGGGAAATCAACAGGTAATAAGCGACCTAATAATCTGAAAGTACCTAATAACGCTTCAGGCGATAATACAGACTTACTATTACAGATGATTGAGCAACAACAACAACAGATTAACTTGCTTATGGAAATTGCTAGAAGTAACAAAGGTATTGAGAATAAGGATACAAACGTTTATTTAAATCCTAGAGAACTCAATAAAAGTAACAATGAACAACAGGCTTTAAATATGAAAACTAAATTAATGGGAGGTAGATAATCTTGCCATTTACCATACATGATCCAGACATGAATAAGATTGATTATCCAGTTGGCGTTTTGCCACTGGATTTTTTAGTGTCTGCGATAGAAAAAGAAAGATATGTTGAAAACATTAAAGGTATTCCTGGAGCTGTGAATTACGGATTTGATTATAAAGAAAGAGAAGTCACTTTAAACTTTTGGTTACGGCATTATCATGGAGAGCACGACCAAAAGCTTTTAAAAAGTGAATTATATGCTATGTTGGATAGCCAACCGTATTTTTATATTAGTGATGACCGTCTTCCTACAAGAGTACTTAAAGTAGCAATAGATGAACCTTATATGCCAGATAGGATAAATGGTATAAACATTCACACTTTAGAATTTAAAGCTCAGGTGATTGGTCTACCATTTTGGAGAACGAAATATACAACTCAAGATATAGAAACAAAAGGGTTTGAAGCAATCGCTGAACAGTTTGGCTTAGCTGATGGATTAAATATTGATTATCCAAAATACACATTCACAGAGAACAAATTTACCGTGTGGAATGGTGGAAACGTCACATTAGATCCTCGTAATATGCCTTTAAAGATAAAGTTAAAACATTTGTTAACAGATGGTAATTTCAAACTTACTAATAAAACAACAGGAGAAACGTTTGAATACTACACACCTAGAACCGGTAATACTGTTGACTTAGACGGTGTACAAGCATTTGTCGGTTATCAAGCAAACCGATTAAGACAAACAAACAGAAAATATATAAGTCTTGTTCCTGGTATTAACGAAATTGAATATAGTGGTGGAACAATGGATGATATTCAGTTTGACTTCCCATTTTATTTTAAATAAGGAGTGATAATATGGCTGGGAGACACGTACTTGACAGCATTTGGGATAGAAGCAATTTAACAGGTGCGAATAACAATTTTAAATATTTATTTGATGGTGTGGAAACAGCTCAAAGTGATGTAAAAGACTTAGTTAATGATTACAATAATTCAAAAGTTGATACTGACAATAAAATGGGTTATCTATTTGAGAATATTGGAGAAGTTAAAGGGTTATCAAAAAAAGCAAATGACGCTTTAAATGAGGCTCAAGAATTGAAAGAACAAAGTGATAGAACAAATGAAAGACTAGATAATATTATCGCATCAAGTGGTACTTCTAGCACAGAAATAGTAGACGCTCGTGGATCATATAAAGTATTGAGCGAACGCTTATCAGATTATGATAAGAAAAGAAACTTTGCACTAAAAAAAGATAGTGAACGTAACTTTTTAGATTTTCATCAAGAAAATAGCGCTCAATTGTCAGATAATACAATCAAAGTCAATAAAGATAGAGATTTAACTCTATCTATCGCTTTAAGCACGAAAGATAAGTTCATTTTAAACTTTGGGAAAAATTTAAACGACGATTTTATTAAGTTTAAAAATATGGACTATGTGGGTCAAGTGACATCATCATCTGCACAATCAGTAACAGATAACTTTGCTCAATCAATGGTTAGCGACGGTACTGTAACAGGTTCAGGAGATAACTGGTATGCATCAACAATCGGTACAAAAGTAAATTATACGTTTACAGGCTCATCAATCACATTGCGTATTTATGCAGACGCTCGCGGAGGTATTTGGAAAGCATCAATTGACGGTACATTTGTTAAAAATATATCTACCAATTTAGGTGCGCATGATACAAGTAGTAGTTTAGGTGCTGGTGTGTACGAAGTGAACATTGCTAATGGAATGGATAACAAGCAACACACTTTAACACTTGAATTTTTAGGACAAGATGATAAATATCCAACATCATCACCTCGTGGTTGGTTGCGTATGAAATCCGCAACATCAAAACCGGGATATGATTTTGATACTTTTGTTTATGTTGTTAAAGGAGCAACAGTGACTAAAACACAAAACGCTTTATATGATAGTAACAAAGAATTTGCTTTTTCTGTGGACTTTGGCGACCGTACGGAATGGATGCCAGAACACAATAGCACAGGTACTTTAAAACTAAGTGATAAAGGCAAACAAACACTACTTATTGACAACAAAGAAGTGAGTATGGCTCAAAGTTTATCTGAAACATCATTTACAGAAGTTAAAATACTTCAAAATTTATTTGGTGTACATCCTACAACAGATGAAAAGTATTGTGAGTTTATCATTGTAACTACAATCACATCTCGTGGAGTTAAATTTAATACTAAAGTAAAGTGGCTAAAAGAAACAACGGTAAAAAGTGGGTATGTGAATATGTTTACAGTAAACCCTAATTTCGCAACAGACATTGTTACATCCTACGGCACTAAGTACACAACGCAAATATTTGATAATAATTATGAATATTTGCAAGATGAGGCGCCGTATTCATTTGCGGCAGTATCATCATTCTTTAATGATTTATATTTAATTTGTCATAACAATAACGCTTATGACACGTTGCGTATGGGATATACAGACCGTGACGGTGATTTATACGGTAAAGGTTTGTTTGCATTACAACACCGTAACAACGATTTACAAAAGCTATATCCTAAAACATATACCAACCATAAGACACAAAAAAGCGAAGTGTATCAATTTGAAGGCTACTTCGGTTTTGGTAAGTTACCTATGGTCAATGCGTTATTAGGTTAATTCAAGTCGGCTATTATGCCGGCTTTTTATTTTGAGGTGGTGGAAAGTTGGAAAACCTATTTTTTATCAGAGATTTAGAAGGCGAAGAATATTATTTGCAGGGTACGATAAAGCATGAACAAGAATTAAACGGTGACGAACGTATCGACATGGATATACCTTACACAAAAATGAATAGTATCTTTTTAGATCAACAAGACGATTTAAAAATGTGGGTCATCCTTTTTGAAGGTAAAGAGTACAGAATTATCAACAGTAAATTGAGTGGTTATGGTGATAAATATAAAGTAAGCGTCACAGGTATTTTACACATGCTTGACTGGTTAAATACTCACAGAATATATGAGCGTATCGACGCTAGCCTAACAACCAAAGAAGCCTTTGACTTAGTATTTAATGACACGCCTTTTGATTATGTGACTGTAGATACAGCACCAAGTAATCAATTTGAGGGAATTGGCGAAGGTGAGACGAAATTAGAAGCGTTTAAAACATTTATTGAGCGTTTTGAATATGAAATGAAGTTAGTCGGTAATGTTTGTTATCTGTACAATCAAATTGGTAATGACGCAAACTTTGAGTATCGTCACAAAGTAAACACTCAAGATATTGAAAAAGAAGTCGACGCATCAGAAATGTGGACTTATATGCGTGGGTATGGTGATTATCGTGAAGAAGGTGGCGTTGATGATACCGAAGATAAAGCGACTTCAACATCAACGTCTACAACATCATCTGGCTACAAAAAGACAAGCGTAAAAGTTGTAGAAAGTAACGAAAGCGAAGAAGATGTAACTAAAAAAGCTAAACTCAAACGTGAATACACATCACCACTTGCAGAAATTATTGGTATACGTGAAGGCCCACCAATTATGAATGCAAATATTAAAAAGCAAGAAACTATGGATAAGCGATTAAAAGATGCAGTGGATAAAAGCGTTAATATCTCATTCACAGCTGATATTTATGACATGACTAAACACGGTTATAGGTTTCAACATGCAGAACTCGGCGACCGTGTATTTTTAGTTGATGAACGTATCGGATTAGATACAGAAATACGAGTGGTTAAAATAGATAGAGAAGTTAATAGTGAAGGTTATTTAACTAACATTGAGATTACTTTCGGTACACAAACGAGTGGTGAAACGTACAGTGGTAACATGAGTACAGCCGTTAAAGATATTCAAGATTTATTGGAAGGTCGTAAAAAGATTAAGTTTGATGTGCTAGATAAGCGTAGTCAATCAATGGTTAATAAACTAACAAACACATCAAGTGAATTAGCTTTTGATGTGAATGGTATTCATGCCGTAGATAAGAATAATCCTAACAACCAAATGACATTAAATAGTAGTGGCCTAATGCTTTCGACTGACGCAGGAAATACTGCAAGAACAGCGATTACTGCTGAAGGTATTGTAGCAGATGCAATCACGGCAGGTTCAATTTGGACTGAAAACGTGAACGTGATTGGACCGAAAGGTTACATGTCAATAATAGGCAATGAATTGATGTCAATTGATCCTAACAGTTTATCTCGAACTGTATTAAGTCCTACTGGATTAACGATCACACGTCCAGACGGCGCAGTCTACATGGTGAATGGTGTACCAAAAATGGACTTAGAAGTTCAAAAAAACTTATTTCATTATTCCGCAGTAGAGAACAACGGACGTTATAGTTTGACATCTGAAACTGAGCCACAGGTATTTGAATATTTCTATACGCAACATAAAGCACGTTATTTAAATGTATCTTATGCAATTGGTTGGGACTACAATAATGAAAGTGATGTTGGAGCCGTTGAAATTATTGTTGAAGAATTTGGTAATGGCGATAAAAATAGAACAGCTAGTTATAAAACGATTGCCAAGCGTACTGATGATGAAGTGTATGGTGTTATTCAAATTGATTTAGGTGTGCCAACGTATGAACCACTTAACTGTTATTTAAAAGTGAGACGTATTGGTGGCACTTCCAAAGATAAAGTTACTGCACGAAGCACTAGAGTGTGTATGAGAGGATGATTAAATGAACTGGTTATTATTTTTAAGATATATTGATGATAAATACCATATTGTTCAAGCAGGTTCAGATATTGTACCTACAGAAGATTTTGATAAAGTGCTACCCACAACCGAACGAATTGCTCGTCAATCGGACAAAGTCTACTTTGATGGTGAGAAATTAAAATTAAAAGACGGAGAAACATTATTATCTGTAGAAGAATTAAACGAATTAAAAGGAAGTCCGTTAGAAGAAATAGAAAGAAATACACAACCAGTTATATTTGATATTGAGTAAGCCATAGCCAGTGGAGGTTATGGCTTTTAATTTTACTTAAAGTAGGTGATGGTATGTCAGAAAATAACCAAAGAGGAGATTTAGAAAGAAGAGTTGATCGTCTTGAAAAAAATGACGAAAAAATATTTGCCTCTTTGGACGGTATTAAAGATGGACAACACAATCAAAATCTAGTCAATCAAAAAATGAATTTCACGCTAGATAGTATCAACAGAGAAAGAGAAAACGAAAAAAAGAGCAAACAAGAAAACCAAAAAAATATTAAAGACATCAAAATGTGGGTACTCGGTTTAGTCGGGACAATCATTGGTTCTTTGATCATCGCAGCGTTAAGAATGTTGTTCGGTATTTAAAGGAGGTGAAATACTATGTTTAACTTTATCTTTGGTGCAAGTTTTTGGACTTGTTATTGGTTTGGTAAATGTAAATAAGGATGAGTTAAGTCGGCGCTAGGCGTCGGCTTTTTATTTTGAATAAGGAGTGGAAGAAATGGAAAGTATTATTGCATTTGCAACAGTAATTTCAGTTATCACAATCGCATTAACGCAATTAGTTAAGCAAGCTGGTATACCTAAAAATATTGTACCTTTAATTGCTATTGGTATTGGTATTGTTTTAGGTGGTATTACAGCTTTTATTCCTGAAATTGTTACCGAATTATCAATTGGTGGTCGATTGCTTGCTGGTTTAATTAGTGGTCTAATGGCTACTGGTATTTGGGAAACAGTTCGACCACGTACAGGATCAACTAAAGACAAAAATAATAAAATTGGTGGAGGTCGTGCATAATGGCAGAAAAATGGAATGGTGTTCCAGTTAAATATGATTTTTTACCGATTGGAACACGTAGAAGTGGGCAACCTTTAACAAGTAAAAAACCTTTATTTGCAGTAGCACATGACACTGGAAACCCTCACACAACAGCACAAACGAACGTGAATTATTATAAAAATACTTATATGATTGATTGGTCAATTGTTGCGAGCGCTCACATATTCGTTGATGACAAAGAGTGCATTGTATGTATTCCAGTCACAGAAAAGGCATGGCATGTGTTATATAACACACCTACCGACAATCAATGGTACAATGCTGACGCTAACGACGTTGCGTTTGGTGTAGAAGGTAGTTACTTCCCAGGCAATATTGAACGTTCACGTAAGTCATTAGATAACATGGCACGAGTGCTTGCTTATTTATGTAATTATTGGAACATTGATTACAAAACAGAAGTGCCAGGCCACCAAGATATTCAAGCAGATAAAATTGATCCTGGTAACTTATTAGAAGCGTGTGGATATTCACGAAACGTTAAGTATTTAGATAAACAGATTGCTAAATACATTAATGGCGTTAAACCTGCACCAAGTAAGAAATTATCAACGAAAACAAGCAAAAAGCCGACACCTTCGCCACAAAGTGTGGTTAAGTATAAACAAGCAATCGAATACATGCACAGTTTAAAAGGACAATATATCGACTTTGATAAAGAGTTCGCTTTCCAATGTGCTGATGTCGTTGTAGACTTCATTTATCATGTAACAGGTGGCGTTCGTTTCTATGGTAACGCTAAACAATTACACACAGTAAATGCTATGCCTAAAGGATGGAAAGTTGTAGAAAACACTAGAGATTACGTGCCACCTATTTGTGCAATCGCTATTTACACAGAAGGTGTTTATAGTGGTTGGGGACATACTGGTTTAGTTTGGGATAATAGTGGCGGTACTAGAACATTCACAATATTAGAGCAAAACTTCGATAGTAAAGCAGATTCGCCAGCTAAATTACGTGAAGATGATTATACAGGTTTAACACACTTCATTGTGCCAGACTTTGCTGATGATAGCGTTGATTTAACGGATATTAAAGAAGTGAAAAAATCAGAACGTAAATCTAACAGTTCAATTTCAGTAAACAAAAAGCCACCTAAGAAATTGACTTGGAGTAACCAAGCATATTTCAAAGCAATTGCTGATAATGCAGGTGTCACTATTTGTAGACCTAACCACAATAATGTGATGGTTACAACAAACGAAGAATATAAACCAGGAGACGTATTCTATGTATATGAAATCCGTGATGGTTGGGCTAGAGTTTACAGTCCTAGCAATGACGGTTATGTATGGTATGAACGCTTAATCGTTAAAGATATTTATAAAACAGCAGGTGGTAAGAAGTTTGCTAAAAAAGATGATAAACAAGCAGTAGCACAACGTAATATCATTCAAGATACAACAGGTTTAAAAGTAAATAGTATTCCACCTTTAAATATGAAGAAATCATCTAAAGCTAAATTTAGAGCGCGTGTTGATTATTACGGTGCATCATTAGTTAAATTCAAAGGCAAAGAATGGTATGTGACAAACAATACTTATAGAGCAGGATATGATCAATTCTATATCTTTGAAATTAAAAATGGTTGGTGTCGTGTTTATTCTAGAAATAATAATGGTTGGATATGGCATGAACGTTTAAGAATTGTAGAAGTATATTAGTATGTTATAATAAAAAACCGATTTTCATTTTATTCATCGGGACAAGTTTAGTGCTTGTCCCTCTTTTTTTTATGTTATAATTAAATAGAAATAGCGGTACACATCTGCGGAGTGTACTTGAGGTTAACTGTTGCGACGGTTGGCCTATTTTTTATTTTGCCATAGTTTACTTTTAGCAAGAAAAAGGGTATATTATTTAAGAAATGAAGGGAGGTAATATTATGGAACTAAATTTACAACCTGATAAATCACATGTTATAGCGCAAAATTTAATATCAAAATACCAAGAAATTACCGGTAACAGTATAGTAGGTGATGAGATGAAGGTACAAAAATTAATGTACTATATTCAAAAAACCTCAATTGCGTTAACCGGAGATACTATAATCGATGAAGAATTTGAAGGTTGGGTACATGGTCCAGTTTTACCGTCCTTAAGAGGTTTGTTCGACTATTTTGTGGAAGATATTACCTCTAAAAATAAAATTGACGATACCGAAGAATTTATAATTGAAAATGCTATTTATCAATACGGTAAATATGCAACATGGGCCCTTAGAGAAAAATCTCATAATGAATTTTCGTGGCTTAATAGTCGTAAAGGTTTAAGTTCTAATGAACGAGGATATAATAAACTTTCAATTGAAGACATTAAAGAAGATGCGAAAAAGGTTAGGTTATACGACTTTAAATATGATATGTATCTAGATGAATTTGAAGATTTAGATGAGGAGGAATTTATTAGTGTTTACTAATTCTCCTCATGACTATATAGGTAAAATTGTTAAAATCAGATTACCTTATTATGATACAAAAAAATCAAAAATATCTTTTAAGGTTAGACCCGGTTTAATAATAGGTTGTGAGAAAAATCATTTTCCATGTGATTTTACTTATTTGCCGGTCTCGAAAATCGATGATCAAACTAAAAGACACTTTATGTACGATTTAGAAATAGGTAAAGAAAACTGTAACTTGTTAAGCCTGAATCATATTCCTTCATTTATTAGATGCCACAAAGTAGGTACTATATACTGTACTAATGTTCATAGAAATGAAATTAGTGATTTGAACGATTTAAACCCGCAACTTTTTAATGACATTAAATCTATTTTTAAAATGTTTACGAATGATTTATTTTAA